TTTGTGAGGATGTTAGAACCAAATACAAGATTGCTCTCATATGTAGCAACAATCTGATTGTCTGGCATTCCAGGACAAGCATAGATAGGATAGCCGTATATATTAGATGGCTTTGCATTCGCTTGATAGTCGTTTGAGTATCCTTCAGATCCAAGATGCTGCTGGTATAGGAATGCTGTCTTTGGTGAGACATACAATGCAAAGTCTGGCTTTGCTAATACTTCAGATGAACAAGCATCAAGTACCTTCTCTATTTCCACAACAACAATTGCTTTTGTGAATGGTGAGATTGTAGTTACATCATTAACGTTTCCATCAACAACAAATATTCCAGTTGTAGCTGTTAAGAATCCTTCAAACTCTCCACCAGTAGCATCTGCTCCAGTCCAGATATCGTTCTCAACTTGTTGAGCAACTAATCCAGCAATATGTCCAATTACATAATCAGAGAATGCAGATGGCATATTAGAGTTAAGACTGTTTCCAGTATCAGATGCTAACCATGACTGGCGCATTGTCTTTTTGCAAAGGTCAATATTTACAGCAAGTTCTTTTGTAGTTAGAACGTTCTCTGTAATTGTTACAGATCCAGCATCAGCGAAATCACAAGATGCATCAGCTATTAAAGAAGCACCTTCAATTTGGTTTATTACAGCCTTGTAATATACATCATCAATTGTTCTGATCCATCCATTTGCTAAGGTAGCACCACTCTTTAAAGCAGCACTCACAAATGGCAATGCTAACTCTCCAGCATAAGTTGGAGTAGTTAATGTTGGCCCAGCAAATTCATGCTTTGTTGCAACGCTTTTTTCCTCTGCATTGAATGAGGTTTTTTTAATATACTTCATTTTAGTTTTTTGCGAAGTTTGAAATTATTGCATGTGCTCTGTCTGCTGTTTTCAAAGATGAAAAAGTTTCTTGATCCATGTCCTTACTATTATTTTTTGTTGGTGAGTGATTCACACCAGTATCTGCTGGTTCGTTTTCAATAGCTGAAAGACGTTCCACAATGTTTTCAAATGCTGCATTTATCTCTGAAGATAGTTCACTCATTTCTTCAGATACTTCATCATCACCTCCAACTTTATCACGCTTTAGATCTGCAACTGCATCCTCAAGATTCTTGATACGCTTCTCCATACCAGCCCAATCTTGCACATCAGCTTCATCACCTTCAGCCATTTCAACCTCCACTTCCACTTCTGCTTCTGCTTCTGGTTCGTCCTCTCCAAGTTGTACAATGCGACCATCAGCAACAACGAGAACTGTTCCATCCTCAAGTGCATATGTGCCATCATCAAGATAGTCTGCATTGCCCTCATCAGACATCACAGAGATCTCAACTCCAACAGCCATTGCTTCGGCTTCTGTTACTACTAAGCGACCATCATCTAATCTTGCTTCTGCATAGAATTTGGTTAGGTTTGGGAGGTTTAATAATCCTCTGATTTTGTCGATTGTTTTGCTCATGATATTACTTGTTCAAATACATATATAATTTTCTTCAATCCGTTCCCTTTGTATGATCCTCACAAGCCATATAGAGCACGATATCATCAACTGTGTGCTCATGGTATCCAATACAACTATTGAACAGCTCTCCATACAGCTCTGCTTCTTCAATCGTTCTCCAAAGTGGTTTGCCATCAAGATGAAATACAGCATCCATTTCTTCCAATACAAGAGATTTCAATTGCTCAAGAGTTTCTGTATCTTTTGGACAGTTTGGACATGGCACTCTTTCAAGTCTTTGTGCCTTCACCAATTCATCTGTGAAGTATCCTTCAATAGAAAAACCTCTCACATCTTTCTCAATGATAGCATTCCAGATATTTTCATCCCAAATTTTCATTGATAACATCCATGTGCCAACTGGCAAATCAAATCCATAGAGAGCTGCTTTGTCTCTTTTCGGATCTTCTATAAGCCATGATTCAACAACAGTCAATCCACTGATATCATCTACATGCTCGTATGTGTGTGAATTGGTTTTTTCCTCTTTCATATAAAGCTGTGAAGCTTGTCTTACAGTTTCAACTGAGAAATAAACTTCATATTCTTCATCTTCTTCTTCGTTGTATCTGGCAATTCTTTTCTCTGGAATCAATGCTGGGCCGACTAACATTCTTTTGGCTTCATCTACTTTGGCCATGATATATTTGTCTCCACGATTAAAGAAAACAAAATTTTCTTCTATGGCTGGAAATCTCACAAGACTGACAGCTGTGATTCCTGACAGCTCCATTTCTTCGTCTATTAATAATTCAATTGTTTTCATAAGGTTGCATGATGTAATAAGTTAGCATTGAGTTGTTGTTGTGATGTCATGTCTTGAGCCACAACGAATGCTTTGATTGGTTTATCTGTTAATGTTTCTAAGTCAGTTGGAGCTGTTTCACTTGGTGCAAATGTATCTGGCACTAATGCTGTAGTTTGATTACCTCCAGCAGTTGGTGGTGATACTACATCTGGAGTTCCACCAGAATCAAATCTTGTTTTTCCTATTGAAACAAGTGATGCTGCTCCAGTTAATCCAGCTGTGATACTTGCAGCAATTCCAGCTGGAGTTGGCCCAAGTCCAACTGGAGGTGGAGAGAGAGCACCAATAACAGCTGAAGCAGTGCTCATGACAGTTGCAGCCATTTGCATTTTCTTAGCTCTCTGAAATCTTTTCTTTGCTGTTTTTTTATCATCACTATCACGCCCCTGATCCAATGCAGAGAATAAAGAGAACGCTGCTTGTGTCATTGCCATGACTGAGTTGATTGTTTCTTGCCTTAATTCTTGTTTGGTTTTCTCAACTGTTTCAACAACTTCTTCTTCTTTTTTAGCATATTTTTCTGTGATGGCAAGTAATTCTGCATCTTGTTTTTCCTTCAGTAGCTTTTCAGTTTCGGCATTGCCTTGAGCCATCTCATTGAGCGTGAGATATTTCAACGCAACTGCATCAATTTCATTCTGTTCTGCTGATTGTGTTGCTTTTCTTAGTGTATCTATTCTCAGCAGCTCTGCATCATCAATGGCTTTCTTTTCAGCAGCCATTTGTTCATTCAACATTCCTTCCTCAACAACAAATTTCTTCTTGAGTTTTGCTGATTGAGTATCCAGATTTGTTACGGCTGCAATAAGTTCTGCTTCACGTTGATAATCTTCTTCAAGGCTTTCAGTCAAACCCATTTCTTCTTGATGGATTCTCAGTGTTTCTTTTGCATTTGCAACTCTCTGAGCATGTACAGATGCTTCAGCTTCTTGTGCTTTCTTATTAGCTGCAATCCTATCTGCAAAGCTCTTGGTTATGTCTTTAGAAATCACCTCTTGCTCTGCTATGATAGCAAGTTTCTTTGCTTCATCAACTATCAAATCTCTCTCTGCTTGTCTTAGATCTTGACTTGCTTTTGTTAATGCATTTTGAGCTGTGACTGCTTTAGTAGTTTCATCAACAAGCTCTTTTGTAGCATCAACCAATTCACCAACCACAAGGACAGTTCCAGCAATTAATGGATTTGCCATTGCAAGATTCTCAACTCCTTTCTTTGCATCCTCCATAGCTCCAGCAAAGTCTCTCTTGAATAGCTTTGAAACTGCTGAACCAAGAAATCCAAGACCATCCATCAGATTTTGAACACGATCCATTACAAACTCCTTCAAGAATTTACCGAAATCTTTAATTGATTGAACTGGATCTGTAAAGATGCCAACCATTATTTCACCCATTCCTGATAGTGTATCTGTGAGCTTACCCATAACTACTCCAAGAGATGCAGAAGCAATTTCGAGAAGCTCTGCACCTTTCTTAGTTGAGGTGAAATATGCCACAAGAGAACCAACAGCTACAACCAGCGCACCAACTCCAGTTGCTACCATAGCACCTTTCATTGTTTTTAGTCCAAGTACAAATGTCTTTGCTCCTTTAATTGCTCCTTTAAACATAGTTATAAGGCCACCAGACATACGATCCAATCCACCAGTCATTTGTGTGGATGCTTCACCTACATCATCAGCTGCTTCTGCTGTTTCATCAAGTGAATCTTCCAGATTGTCAGCTGCTTTTGCAGCTTTGTTTAGCTCTGAAGTGAGTTGTGTTACCCCTTCAGTCTTGAGTTTGACTGTGGCTGTCTTAGACATTGAATCTGGCTTTTATTCCCATATATACTTTCTTGAAAAATCCTTTGAATCCAGTTTCTTCATAATACCCATAGAAGCGAATTGTTTCTTTTGTGTATGTTTTTGAATCAGACATAGTACCCAACTTGATAATTTTAGGAACTGTAATGAACATATTTTTTATATAGTTTTTTCTCATGCTGCTTCTGTTACCAGTTTAGTCTTATTCTCTAATACAAAGAAATCATTTGCCTCAGTCATTAAGCCATTATTGA